CGGTCTACCAGTTGCTCAACGTCCTGGTCGCGCCGCTGCAGCGCGGCGCCTGGGCCGACGAGACGTTGTCCAGTCGGGCCTGCCGCATCCAGCGTTGGGCGCTTACCGAACTGTCTGAGATGGTTGACCTGTTTGAGCGCAAGCACACTCAGGCACCGGAGATGACTAGGCGCAGGGGCTGGCTGCGTGGCATTTGGCAACTGGTGCGGCCTGCCTGATATGGCATACGTTGTCGCATCAGAGGTCACGTCACAGGTAGGTGGCTCGACCTTCACGCAGGAAATCCCGGCTGGACATCAGACGAATGATCTGCTGTTGGCCATCATCTATCAGGACGGTGGCGCGACAGCATTCAGCAACCCAGCCAGCGGCTGGACGATCTGGGCAGGCACGGCTCAGGCTGCGCAAAACGCGCAGCGCACTCACTTCGCCTACAAGATCGCCGCGTCATCGAGCGAGGCCGACTTTTCGATAGACGGCACTGCTGACGATTGGGCAGTGAACATGCTGGTCATCCGTGGGGCTGACACCACGACGCCGATCAGGCATGCGCTCAGGACCGACACAGGTAGCGCGAACTCGACGCCGCAATCCGGCGCGTTGACGACAACCGCGAACAACCTGCTGATGATCTACGCGCTGGGCATGGACGGCTCCAGTACGCGACTGGTGCCGCAGACCCCCGGCGACCTGTTCCCGCTGGGCAAGGTGATCGCTGGGGCCGGCGACGGTTGTCTCATCACCGGATACCGCAACCAACTCACTTCCGGCGCTGCTGCGCAAGTCACCTTCCTTGTCCCACTGACGACAGAGGGCGGGTCATTCTGGACGCTTGCGATTGAGGATGGCGGCACCGGGAAGATGGGGCCTGACTGCCGCAACAGTTACTCGGTCATCATGCACGGTGGCGCGTTTGCGCTGAACCACGGTCCAACGATGGGCGCGCTGACGGCTATCGCAGGGCTCACATCCGCGACGATTGACGCTCTAGGCGTCAACAGTACCGCACCGACAACCAGCGGAAGTCAGTCTGTTTCCACCTCTGGCATCTGGAACCCGCAGGCAGTTGTCACGGCAGCGGGTGGCCTCCAGTATTCGTGGACCGTGAACCTTGGCGCTGATGCGTGGGTGGGCATGTCCCACACCGTTTCGCTAAACATGTCGGGCAAGGTCTTTGGTTGCAGGTTCGGCCTGAGCAGCTACGGTACACCGAGCGGCGCGAAGGGGATGATGGTTGTCTTTGAGGACAACGCGGGTGCGTGGGTTGCTTTCCGGCTGTCGCAGATCGCAGGCATGTCTGGAGTCTCAAACTCCACCTACTACAAGCTCATCGATGTGTCTGGTGGGGTGCAGCTTGGCTCAGGCGGCGGCTCGATCAACTGGGCGAACATCGTCCGTATCGGGTATGGGTTTCATCGCGTCGCAGGTAGCGCGTCAGCCCGGTTCTTGTATATCAACGATGTGTACCTGTACGACCGCAACATCATCGTCGGCGGTTGCGCCGAGGCCCCGGCTGACATCGTTGCCGCCAACACGGCGATGACTCTTTGGTCTGACGAGCCGCTGTCTCAGGTGCAGGGTTCAGCACAGGTTCTTGGCAAGGGACGACTTCAGTTGGGTGACGGGTCGGCCAAGACTTACGTCAACCTGACGGCAACGGCCTTCGAATTCCCGAAAGAGTACGCGGCATCGTCCATCGTGCGCCGTCTCTGGAATGCTGGAGCACAGGGCGTCGAGTATCGAATCAAGGCCGCATCAACCGACACGTTCAAGCTGACATCGGCGGTTGCAGCAACGTCCACCGATCAGAAGTTTGTCCTCGATGCAGCCAGCAGCGCCAGCGCATCCTACGACTTCTCCGGCCTTGTCCTTGTGGGCTGGACCGTCGATCTGTTGGCATCCGGCGTCACCGTCAACGGGGCAACGATGTCTCGCTGCCGTGCGATCACACTGAGCGGGCCGACGCTATCTGAGTGCGTGGTTTCCAACAGCATCGCCACGGCATCGGTCATCGCGGCTGATCCCAGCAAGATCAGTTCGTGCCGGTTCATCAGTAGCGGAACTGGTCACGCGATCCAACTCACGACGCCCGGCACCTACACGTTCGCCGGCAACACGTTCAGCGGCTACGGAATCGCTGGATCGGCCGACGCCGCGATCTACAACAACAGCGGCGGCGCGGTCACGCTCAACATCACCGGCGGCGGCGGCACGCCCACCGTGCGCAACGGCACCAGCGCGACGACGACGATCAACAACAACGTCACGGTGACGCTGACGAACCTCGTCGTCGGGTCGGCGATCCGCGTCGAGCTTGCGAGTGGCGGCACCTTGGTCGAGTTCCGCACCGCGGCGTCATCGAGCGAGGCGTTCGCGGTGGCGGCGAGCACTGCCTACAGGGTCAAGGTCCGCAAGGCCAGTTCGGCGCCGTACTACAAGGCATACGAGACGCTGACCACGCCGACAGCGGACACGTCGATCTACGTGTCGCAGATCGCAGACAGTTGAGGAGATCAAAGAAATGGCAATCGGTACTGACTTCGCAATCGACGCCACGACGAAGGTTGTCACCTACACCGGAGCGGCGCATGGTGCATCCGGCGCCGGCTACTACACGGTGCTGGAGTTCCACCGCTGGTTGCAAGACCTGGCCGACGACAGCGGCAGCAGCGGCGATGACTACATGGACATCTCGCGCGAGACGCCGAGCGACAAGTCCTTCGACACCATCATCACGCTCATCAACGGCTACACGCTGGACGAGACGACGAAGGCGCATCAGCACCTGTACGGCGGCTCGATCACGCAAAGCGGCGGCGATGTCATCTATGACGGTGTGCAGGTCATCGCAGCGGTCGGCGCAGGCGTGCAGGTCATCCAGAACGGCGCGCGGATCACCGACGACTTCTGGAACACCACGCCATTCGGCGCCTCGTCGCCTGGTCTGAATCCCGACGCTGCCAACGGCGTCGCCATGCGGTTCATGCTGAAGGTGCGCAGCGGCGGCGCGGACATCGACTTGCGCCGGCTGCTGTTCCAGACGCGCGAGTGGGGCAAGAGCTACAGCGAATTCAGGATCAACGGCACCAGCCGAGGCCCGAACGTCGCGGCGCTGAACTATTCGGACGACCTGAACAACACCACGGCCAGCGGCACCGTCGCCGGCTGGTCGGATGTCGCAAACCTGACGGCCGGCTATGCGCTGATCGATGTCAACGCCGACACGACGGACGAGCCCTACTACAGCAAGTGGGACCGCGGCTCGCGCTCGATCAATCAGTTCTACGAGCGGATGAAGTACGTGACGCGCCGCGGCACGTCGGACACGCTCTATGGACTCAATGGCGAACTGTTCCGCGGCATCACGCATGAGGTCACTGTCGGTGCGCCGCGCACAAGCACGATCAGCGAGGGCGCCGCGGCGTCGTGGACGGGTGGCACCGGCCAGGTGCTGGCGCGGGACAGCGCGGGCACGGCCACGAAACTGTGGATTCAACTGCTGACCGGCGTCGCGCCGACTGCCGGGCAGACCATCACGGTGGGCGGCGGAACGGTGACTGCCGGGGCCGGCACGCCATCGCTGGAGCGGTCGCTGTCGTTCCCGTTCTGTGGGCAGTCGACCGGCTCGGCGATCATCGGCGCCTACGGCTTCGGTATCGAGTCGTCCGACCTGAGCGTCAACGACAAGTTGTTCGACCTGACGACCGCCCAGCGTAACCCGCCGAACCTCGTGACGTTCACGGTGACGGGCCTGGTGGCGAGCGAGGACTACATCCTCGTCGGCCCTGATGACTCGGGCGTTTTGGAGGTCGATCAGTTCACGCTCAACGGCGCGCTGACCGGGGCCACGGTGACTGCGGTCGTGGTGAATGGCTCTATCCCTGCCGACACGCCGGCCACCGGGACGATCCGCGTCCTGCGGGCGAATGGCGCCTACTCGCGCCACGCCTACAGCGCGTGGGCGGGTTCGACATTCACGATCGCGTCGCATGATTTCAGCAGCAACAACGCCGCGAACGGCGCGAACTGCTATGTCAGCTACATCGACACGCTGGCAGGCTCCACGACGGCATCGTTCCAGTCCACCTATGTCTCCGACCGTTCGCTGTTCGTTCGTCGGCGCGATGGCGGGGCAACGCCGACCAAGACATTCGAGTCGACAGCAACGCTCGGGGTCGCTGGCGGGTCGGTGGCTGTGCAGCGGCTGTCGGATGCGTGACCCGTGGCAATCTCCATCGACTGTGCCAGCAAGGTCATCGCTGTTCCTCAGGCAGACCTGACCTATGTGTCGCCTGGGGTGTACGAGCTGGATGCCGAGGACTTCCGGCTCTGGCTGAAGGACTGGGAAGACTCAGAGGTCGGCATGTCGATGCCGGACACGCACGCCAGAAACGCGCCGGTCACGCTGTCAGGAGTCACCTACGCGCAGACGTTCGAGATCATCAACGGCTACACGGTGGACTTCGAGGACACCGCGAGTCCTTGGGTCGTGCGAGTCGTCGGCGCGAACCACAACATCGGCGATGTGAAGGTTGTCGATCATGTGTCCATCGTCATCGGCAACTCTGCCGGCTTGATCGAGGTCAACACGGCCGGCAGCAGCGGCCCGAGCGCCGCCGACATCGCTGCAGCGGTCTGGGCATTCGCCTCGCGCACGGTCGACGCGACGAAGATGAACGGGGCCACGATCATCGGCGACGGTTCGGAGGCTGACCCGTGGCGAGGCGTGGGTGTTCCGTAGCAAGTCCTTCAGCCCCAAGTCCTTCAGCCCGAAATCGTGGCGAATGGACGGGGTGGTGCCGCCAGTTCCGCCGACTCTCGGCGGCGGCCGGCAGGCGCCATGGAAGCCGCGCCGCGATCTGCGCCGGCCGCCGCGCAACGACGACGAAGAGTTGCTGATCATGCTGCTGCTATGAACGAAATCGTCCCACAAACTGTCTGAACAAGGGAACCCATGAAGACGATCACCTTTACCCAAAACCGAGAGTTCGACTACGGGCACGGCGCTGTTATGCACAAGGCCGGCGACGCCGTGGCTGTCCACGAGGGCGGTGCAAGTGCCGTCATGTCCGGTGAGCGGTTGGTGTCGATCCGCAGGGATAAGGCCGAGCGTTGGCTGACGCGCGGCGCAGCCGAGGTGGCCCATGACAAGCCCGTGGAGAGTCCCGCCGATGTGGCAGGGGCAGACAGTGGCGGTGCTAGCGAGCGGGCCGTCGATGTCGCTGAAGTTGTCGCAGAGCCTGCGGCGGCCAAGCCTGCGGGTCGCGGTCGCAAATAGCACATTCCGCCTGGCGCCATGGGCCGACCTGCTGGTTGCGGCAGATGCGGACTGGTGGCGGGCGAACCCGGACGCGCGGGACTTCCAAGGTCTGAAGGTCTGCGCGGACGATTCATTGCTGTGGCCCGAGGTGCTGTCACTCAGGCATACCGGGAAGGTCGGATTCGATGACGACAAGGAATGCATCAGAAGCGGTGGGAACACGGGCTACCAAGCCGTCCACATCGCGGCCCAGGCTGGTGCAAGCCGAATCCTTCTCTTCGGCTTCGACATGCGCCCCGGCCACTGGCACGACGTTGACAGGGAAGCCGACGAGGCCCACTACGCCGAATGGTGCCGCCGCTTCGCGACCCTTGCCGTGGCTCTTGCGGGGCGAGTTGAAGTGTTGAACTGCACGCCGGGGTCGGCGTTGGAGTGTTTCCCGATGGCGACGATTGACGAGGCGCTATGAACATCGAAGTCATCACCCAGCCGACCGCCGAGCCCGTCACTGCGGCAGAGGCGTTCTTCCATCTCAAGCTGACGACAAGCCCGAGCGCGAATGTGTCGGCTGAGCCGCAACTTGCCGAGGTTCAACGGTGCATCACGTCGTCTCGAATCCAGTGCGAGCAGATCACCCGCAGGGCCTTCGTCAAGCAGACCCTTCGCATGACCATGGGGCCGATGCGTTCCGGTCAACGCAGGGGTCTGGAGTGGTACATGAACGGTGGGTCAGATACGTGGCAGTCCGTTGAACTGCTGCGCCCGCCGTTCATCTCGATGGTTCAGGTCCGGTACTACGACGAAGACAACGTGATTCAGACCGTTGCCTACGACGAAGAAGAACCTCCGGTTCCGTACTACGTCAGTTCCGGCCTAGTGCCGAAGTTGTGCTTCACCGACGCATTCACGCACCCGGCCGTCTACCTTCGTGACGATGCAATCCAGATCGACTACATGGCCGGCTATCCGTTCATCGCAGCCGACCCGTTGGAAGACCCGCCAATCGTTGAAGACCTGACTGCGAATGTTCCGGCGAGCATCAAGCAAGCGATCTTGCTGGGCGTTCAGCTGGAATTCGACAAGTTGACGCCGGCCGAACGCGAGGCCATCGAGAAGGCCCGCGATTCAAAGTTGCGCGGCTTCATCATCAACACGTTCTGACATGGACAGCCGCTCGCTAAATCGAATCGTCGTCATCCAGCGGCCGGCAGCAACCCAAGATGCTGCAGGCCAGCCTATCCCGACATGGGCAACGCTGGCGACGGTGTGGGCGAACGTCCGTCACCTGAGTGGCAGCGAAACCATCAAGGCCGATGCGGAGGCGTCAACGGTCAAGGCATCAATCCGCATCCTCAGAAGGACAGACATCGACGCATCAATGCGCGTGGCGCTTGGCACAACCAACTACCAGATCCGCGCGGTGCTGCCCGATGAGATTGACCGCGACAAGATGGATTTGGT